CAAAACCATATCTACAGGTGGCATTTTTTCAGTCAAGCCTGTAAGCACAGCCAATTCAGTAGGAATTGTAGCAAGATGCAACAAAATTACAGCAATCCAGCCCATTGTTTCTGCACTAACATGAGGTGCATGTTCTTTAACATTTTGCACCCACAAGTTTAAATCAAACATGTCATGAATACCTGTTTTAATTTTTGTAACGATTGCGTTCATAGTTTTCCTTAATTGTAAAATATGTGATGTCCAATTTTAGCCACTGGTTTCTTATTCCAACCGGGCTGAATATAATCCCCATGAAAATATAGGGCATTTTTCAAATCTGGAAGTCTAAATCCTTCCAATAATACTTTCTTTGCTACTTCCATTGATTCAGTATACACTGGACCATTCATTGGTTTCATAGCACTTGGGCCTTCGCAGTACCAACTAAATTGGCACATGACTTTTTCGTATACCACATTCTTTTGATATACAACCTTACAGATGTCTCCAGGAAATTCTCCACTTTCTGCACGATTAATTGTAACTTGTGCTACCGCTACTTTACCTTCAAATGGTTCGTAGCCAGCTTCATGATAGATATTACGAGCTAGACAATCTAATTGAGCTTGTCTCATTTGAGCTGTAATTGGGCTCACTGTTTCGCGAGCTTGTTTTAATGCTGTAAACTTATGTATTACAGTTTGATAACATGCTGTCGTTACTATTGCAAACGCAAGCATGAATATAATTGTTTTGATAATGCGTATCATTTGTTTTCTCCTTTTACGCGGTGGATGAGGTATCGCTACTACCATCATTAATTGTTTGGCTGTGTCCGTTTCTCCTTAACAAAAAGCCGTTTGCCCTAAAACCTTTTAGGGACAATATATAGTTATCCTCTATTTCTAGAGGAAAAGTACTATGTTTATACTTATAAAACACTCAACTTTGACCAGAATTTCTGTTGCCACTCGTTAATTACAGTTTTGTCCTGGTGTCTACTGTTACTAGGGGAACCAAAAGGACATTGAGAGCTTTTTGTAGCCTTATAGGGTCCATTTAGCGGTACTTTAATAACAGTACCGCCATTTAATCCTTCTGTTATTTTAGCAAGATTTTCTTCAAAATCTTTCAAACTTACGCCATTATACCACTCTGTATGCCCTGCTCTTTTAGTAGTATTAGCTAAACATTTAGGTTTATAGATTTTTTTAAGTTTTTCTTCCAACACTTTGGTGTAGCCCGGAGCCCAATGACGTGTCATCCACATATGATCAAATTGTATTTCTTCGTCGGTACCTTGTTGTTGCATCCTCAGACGTTCCCAGGGTAAATGTGTAATCCCGAATTTGGTACTGCCCCTTGGACTTTGTCTCCAATATAAAAAAGAAAAGTTATCATTTTTCATGTTGTCGTTTGTTTCATAAAGTTCGTAAAAATTGTTTGTGATCATATTTTAACGCCTCATCCGAGAAATATCAACTGCTTGTTCGTCGCTGAAAACCGGTACTGCATTGCTCTTATGCATGGTTGCGATGCCTTTTACCTTATCGCCTGTGTAAACTTTTGGAGCTGATAGAGTTGCAACTCCGTCATTTGTACCCAAACTTTTAACATGTGCTGTCGTGTTACGCCCTTCGGGAATAGACAACTTATATGCAGTATTCAAACTTGGAGCAGTCATAGCACGAGAACGTTTCTTAGCCTCAGCTTCGATGCCCCATTTCTTTTGTAATTCTTTCCAAGAATCTTCCAATTCTCTAGCCTTTCTTGCATGTTCTGCCGAAGCGAATTTCTTTTTGCCTTTTTTCTTGCCTGTAGTAGAATACATAGGCGGTAACAAGTGCATACTCAAATTATTCTCCAAAAGTTATAACAATACTAGTATTATACTAGATTATTCAAACTATGTCAACTAGGTTTATACTCGAAAACTTTCCCCGCAACCGCAACGGTCACGTTCATTTGGATTGGTAAAATCAAAACCCTCGTTAAGTCCATTGCGGACATAATCCATTACCATTCCATTAAGATATGGTTGATCTTTCTTATTAATAACAACACTGAATCCGTCAAATAATTCAGTGTCATCTCCTTCGGATAGATTATCCACATATTCCAACACATAAGCCAAACCGCTACATCCTGTAGTTTTGACTCCTATTCGGATACCAATACCTTTTCCTCGTTTGGACAAGGTTTGTTTAATCTTGGATTGTGCTATGTCGGTTACGATAATCATCGATTGCGGCTTTTATAGCATCTTCTGCAAGTATGCTACAATGTATTTTAACCGGTGGAAGGGCAAGTTCTTCAGCAATTGATGAATTAGAAATCTCTCGTGCTTGGTCAAGCGTTTTTCCCTTGACCCATTCGGTAACGAGACTCGAGCTTGCGATTGCACTTCCACATCCGTATGTTTTGAATTTGGCATCTGTTATTACCCCCTCAGTATTTACTTTAATCTGAAGTCGCATAACATCACCGCAAGCAGGTGCCCCTACCATACCCGTACCCACAGTAGGATCATTCTTATCAAACGATCCTACGTTTCTTGGATTTTCATAATGGTCGATAACCTTATCTGAATATGCCATTAGTTTGGTACCAATACAATTTTTTGTGTATTAGTCTGAGGATCAATCATTTGTTGCCAGTGATAACCTACTGGAGGCTGTTGAACAACACTAGGTGTTACAACTACTGGAGGTTGTGCATAAACAACTGGAGGCTGTTCAACAACTACTGTACTTGGACGGCTTAATTCGTATCCGATTACTCCGCCAATTAAAGCTGGAGCGACCCAGTTACAACCGTAACATCCACCATGATAATATCCGCCTCTATATCCACGAAAACCTTCATGGGCAGTTGCGGTTCCTACTACTGCCAATAATGACAAAGCCAAAAGTAACTTTTTCATAATACTACTCCTTTAAGCGTATACTAATATAACGCCTTAGACTTATATTTAGTTGACTTATTTCACTTCTTTACGAGCATTCTTAACTGCCGTAACATCATTACGTGTTTCTTTACACAACTTAGCCAAATCTTGACAATGTTTACGAACGCGAGTACCAGCGGCACCTACTTCTTTATCGTAAAACTTTTCAAAATCTGCTTCCATTGCTTCGATGATTGCAGTGAATTCTGCGAATTTATTTGTAGCCATTTAATTTCTCCTTTAGGCAAGTACAGAGTACTTATACCTAGTTTAACACCGTGGAAAATAAATGTCAACTATTTGCAAATACGTTTGGCGAACCTGAACTGATAGTATGATCCATGTGTCCATCCGAATCATATTTGTCGCCTAATCTTCCGACTAATAAATTATTAGCGTACACGTTACCACTGTATGTACTTAGAGCAGGAGCATGTGTAACAGCACTTGGTACACAAGGAGTACCATCATCATGCACCTTCATAGTGTCATTTTGTCGAACTATTCCAATATTGTTCACGAACACATTATCACTACCTTTATCAGTGGCTTGTGTAGTTGGTGTGTCCCAATGCCAATCTATCGGATTGCCGTGCCCGTCTCGCTGGCATACAGAACCTTGAGCACCATCTGTGCAGGCTACTGTATCGGTTCCATTTTTACGAGCTACGGCTGGCATGATAATATTTATACCAACTTAATACCAGTAGTTTGTTGTATGTATCTATCTTTAGCATCTTTTACAGTAGGTGCTAATACCATGACCGTATTTTTACTTATAGCAATATCGGCATCTGGATCAGTAGTAAACAAGAATGGAACAAGTCCGATACCATTATTAGTTGCTGTTAAACATAGTGGTTTAGATACTGTAACGGACATAGGTCCATCTTCTACTAATTTAGAAACAATCTCCTCACCTGCTGTGGTTTTGATTGTTATGATTTCGCCTGGAGCGATTCCTCTATTAATTAACATATTATACCTTTTCGAAATGTTTTTTGAGTTCAGTGAACCCGCCTATTAATTTATCGTCTAAAAAGATTTGTGGAACAGTTCTGGCATTAGGTACTGCTTCCAATAACTGTTCACGTGTGTAATCTTTTTGAATGTTACGTTCTTCAAATTCAATGCCTTTCATTTTTAATAATGCCTTTGCTTGATCGCAATAGGGGCACTGATTTTTACTCCATACAATTGCTTTTGTCATTTTTGAATTTCCAATTTAAGTGCGCACGTAATTCTTAACAAATTACTGTTTTCCGGACAATCGCCGTAGTGTCTCCAGTTACTTGGAAAAACTGCAATACGTCCAGGAACGAATTTAATTTCTCTTTCTTTTCCGTCAGGTGCTTCGAATATAGTCGATCCCCTTGGATCATCCCAAGTAGGATTCACATAGTATAATAGTGTCAAAAACTCGGATGGTGGATCATTATTCGGGTTTAACTCAAGATCATAATCCATATCAGTATGCCATCCGCCTTGCTGGCCAGATGTTTGTCCATTTAGTGCCGCAGAATTAGTAATAAAATTAATTCCGCTAAGTGTCCTAAACTTTGTTTCTAAATATTCAACAAAAAAATGTTTAGGGCCTGGATATTCATACAGCTTTTGTCCCCAAAATCTCATATCATCAGGATTTGCTCTCCGACCGAAAAACCAACTACTAGAATCCATGGTCCAATTATAAAATAATTGAACCATTTCCTTATCGATTGCGTTATCGTAGATTTGAAATAAATGTGTCATATGCCATTATAATACAGGTAAAGCATCGTAATCAATACCTTCGGACATCACACCGATAACATAATTAGTCGATTCACTTTCTTGTAATGCTGTTTGCTTACTGCTGGTATTTACATGTTTATTAAACCACGGAATTGGAGTACTGCGTGGTGCATTGGCCTGATATTTGATACCAATATCTTTAAGTGCGCTAACTGCTGTATAGTCCACAAAGTCTTTTAGAATGTTAGCGTTAAGCCCAATCACCGGACCTTTTTGGAATAGATAATCCGCCCAGGCTTTTTCTTCACGGATAACATCCATGTATAAAGCATAAACTTCTGTTTCGCACTCTGTTTTAATTTGGGCAAAACGAGGATCTTCTTTGACAACTTGATTAATCAAATAAGCAGTCCAACCTTTGTGCAACAATTCATCTTGTAGAATCAAACTGATAATATTTCCATTACCAATAAAGATCTTGTTTTCTACCATAGCAAGACTTGTTGCAAAACTAACCATAAAGCGGAACGCTTCAAGGGCGTAACTAGCATTAAGAGCCAACCAAATAGCCTTGATGTGGTAATCTGGTTCAACATACAAACCAGATTCTATATTACAGTTGGCAACATGTAACTTGTCATAGTAGTTGCCCACACTAGATGCCATATCAACAATTTCTTTAGTGTCATGAATAGTGTTAAACACATCCTTAGGTACATTGTAGATGTTACGAATTATATGACTGTAGCTTTTGCTATGGATGTTAGTTTCGAAGAATGTCCAATTGTAGATGAGAGCTTCGAGCTCGGGCAAACTGACAACAGGTGTAAAGACTTGGCTTGGGCCACGTCCTTGAAGACTATCAAGTGCTGTTTGACGTAATAAATTCGAGGTAAAAATATGTTTAATCGCATCGCTCGCATCCTTAAAATCGTTAGCGTCTTTGGTAAGACTAATCTCTTCGGGTTGCCAGAAGAAGCCTCGGGCTGTCGCTTCAAAGTCTGCAATTTTTTTGTATTTGACTTCTTCAAAACGTTGGATAGTAACTGGACCTGCTGGATCCAGAAACATCTTACGTGTCAAATAGTCTGTCTTTGTATTTAAGTTATATTGTTCTTTACTCATAGTTTACATGCTTCGCAATCTTCTTCGTCTAATTCTGAATCTATGTTATATCCGTTGATATAAGATTCTGCAATAGTTTCGACAGCTTTACTACCTGCTTTGTTAATCAAACTGTAGTAGAAAGTTTTTAGTCCCCATACTTGAGCCTGCATTAAATTCTTAGCAATCAATGTAGTTGGCACTTTACGATCTGCAAAGTGTGCTGGGTTATAAAATGTGTTTGTACTTATGCTTTGATCAACGTAGGCGGCTAAAACTGCGGCTGTCTTTATATAACCATCGCAATCCTTTTGATCCCACATTAACTGATACTTGTTCTTAAGTTTAGCATATTCGGGTACAACCTGTGTAAACGATCCGGCTTTGCTTTCTTTTGTACTGATCAAACTCATAGGTAACTCGATTCCATTAGTGCTGTTTATAACAACACTACTGCTTTCAACTGGGGCAATGGCCATTAAGGTTGCATTGCGAACTCCATACTGTTTCATATTAGTACGTAAGGTTTCCCAGTCAAGTTCAGGTGTGAAGTCTGCTAGTTCATTAGCACCTTCAGCTCGTAGTTCCCACGGAAAAATGCCTTGACCGTAGCGTGTCTTCTCACTATGTGAGCAAGCACCACGTTCTTTGGCTAGTTCTACTGTTGCTTCTGTTAAGTAGTATGCTTGATGTTCCATCCATGCTTTAACTTCTTGTAGCGCATCTTTATCACCATACTTCATACCACGTTTGGCATGCCAATAGGCTAGATTAGTCACTCCAATACCCAAAGGCGATATCTCATCATTGCTTAACTTAGACTGAATACTTAAGAAATCTTGATAGTCGAGTATATTGCAAAGACTACGTTGTAAAATTCTACATGCCCTGCGCATGTCTTCCGGATTTCTAAATGCACCCCAGTTGATAGATCCAAGAGTGCATAACGCTATGCGGCCATCCTCATCGTCA